TTAACTCTGTTACCACTACACCAAAATATTTATCTACTGTTTTCTTTTGGTTTTTATCCCAGATAATCCATACTTGAAACTTATCTTCTTTTGCAGTTTCAAAAACAAAATCTGAATCGGTAAGTTGACTTGAATAAGCTAAAGCAGACTTAATATCTTTATCTATTAAACCCCAAGTTTTATCAAGTTCTTGAGTTGGTATTCGTACTAGTTTCATAAATACACTAATAATACTGTATTGTTAAGCACTTTTTTCGTCAAATATTTCTAAATAACTAACCATGCCTTCAATTTTGTTTGCAGTAGCAACTTGTATTTTTATTATATCACCTGACTCTAAAACTAAAGGTGCAACAACCCCATTATCTGTAGTATCTGCTGCTAAATCCTTATGGTAAATTTTGTATGTAGCACTAGCCGAACTATCAGTTATAGATATTTCTGTTTGTATTGCAGAAGCATCATCATTATTTATTTGTATGCTTTTAACAATTGTAGTTCTATCTGTTGGTACAGTATAAATGGTTGTTAGATTTGTTGTACTTAAAGCAAATCCTGCATTTTTATATATGTTAGCCATTTTTAGGGTACTTTACCTTAACTGCTTTTATAGCTTCATAGAAATCAAAATATTTAGATTTTAATTCTGGGTTTTGATCTATTGAGTGCCATAACATATCTAGCTGATCTTGAATTGATGGATATTCTTTTTCTCTATTTTCCACATGAGATAATTCATTTATTTTAGATTTAATTTGATTTTTAGTAATTGAAGTTGGATTTCCATCATGCCAAGTTATAGTGCAAGTGTCTATATCACCTCCAACTACTGTAACTTGTGCGTCTGATTTTATTTTTAAAATTGCTTCACAAATCATATTATGCTCCTATTTCTATTGCAATTAAAGTTGTTGTTGTTCCATCAGGTTCTCCATAGTGCATAGCTGATCCATTGCTTGATCTAAATTGAACTGTGTATGTTATTTGTGATGTAGTGCTTGGACTATCTAATTTAGAAAAATGCATTGGTAATGCTTGTGTACCTTGACTTGAATAAAGTGAACCTAAACCTCTATTAGTATGAGATTCTGAAATATCAGTACTATCTCTATAAATTGTATAATATCCATAAAATCCAGCACCAGCTTGAACATTTGCTGAATGTATTAATAAAATTTTACTACTTGTTGCAGATGGAGTTATATCTAACGTCATACCACTAACAGCAGTATAAGAAGTTGATGTTGTTGCTACTTGACTTTCAGTTGAAACAGTAACGACTTGTAAAACTTTTCCACCACCAGCATCTTGAAAATCAGCAGCAGTTGCAGATGTAGCTGTAAAAACTTGTCCAGCAGAAGCTGTATCTGATCTATTAGTTGCTCTGTTATTAAGTGTAATTATTGCCATGCTATACTCCTATCAATGCTTTTATTTCTTCGTCATCAAGACCTAAATCTTTTAACTTTTGTTTGCCAGATGCTTTTAAGGCATCTTTATCTGGTAAGTTATTTATTGCAGTTTGAACTTCAGACCAAGTAGGTGGATTATCAATACCATCTTTCATAGCATTGTATTCACTTTCATTAGTTGGTGGATTACCTTTATAAAAAAAAGTTTTTTCTAATTTAACTAACGCTTCATCAAATTTAGCCATTATGCTGTGTACTCCATAAATGTTATTTGTGTTTCTTGTTGTGGTAAGTCAGAATCATCAGTAGTGTTTGGATTAACAGTTTTAAATGGTCTTTTACTTGCACCACCAGCAGTTTTAAAATATATAACCCAATTTATAGATCCAGTTGATGCTGGATTAGTAAAACTTTTATTCATCATTGAAAAAGATGTTTGGTCAGTATCTTCTTGTGATTGAGTTATAGCACCATCATAATCTGTTCCATTGTAAGTAAAACCAATACCCATAGAACCATCTGCTGTACCATAATTAGGCATTTTAATTTGCACTAAAACTTTACTACTTGCTACTGTGTTTGTAAAAGTTCCAGATATTAATGTTGTTTTGCTACTAGCAGCACTTATTACTGCTCTAGTATTATTTATTTGATTGTCTATTTTATATACATATCCTCCCCCAGCTTCTGCCCAAGTTAAACCACCAGTATTACCTGATTGTGCTGATAAAAAATATCCATTTGTCGGTGAATTAGAAACTTGTAACCTTGCTTCATTAACTGATTCATCTGCAAGTTTTGCTTGTGTTACTGCATCATCAGCTACTTTAGCTGTTGTTACATTAGCATCAACTATTTTAGCAGTAGTTATTGTACTATCAGATGGTGTTCCAACATTTAAAACATCACCTAGTATTGTTATAAAATCAATTACATCACCTGTCGCTAAATTACTTGCAAATGTAATTGTACTTCCTGCTATAGTAAAAGAACTACCTGGTTTTTGAATAACACCATTTAAACTAACTATCATGTGATTAGCTGATTCTGGTGAAACATTAGAACTATCTACTTGTAATGTATAAGCTGCTTGACCATTGACAACACTTATAGCATCACAAACTTGAAAATTTCCTACTGTTGGTTGTTTACCTATATATGCCATGATTTATATTATTTATTATATTATAATTAAATAAGCAAGTGAGTATGTGGTGTGGTGAATACCCACTTGCAAATCTTTTTATACCATTTTTTATCATAATATCAACTCTGTTAATCTATTATTTGAGCATTATTCATTATAATTACAATTAAAACTCAAACCATATTTTGTTTTATTTGTTAGGTTTCTTTGACAACTATGTTTTAAAAATGAACTAAAAAAAGCAAAAGAACCTATGTCTGGTTCAATTTCTTCTTTTATTTCAGGAAATTTTAATTTTTGTGAATGTTTATTTAAGTAAATAACACCAGAAAAATAACAACCATGATGAGTATGATCTTTTGTGTAGTGACTTAACGAATTTTTTAATCCCCATGCCTCCTCTAACCTATATTCTTTTGAGTTTATATCCTCATCAACTACATCAAAAATCTGCCAAACAAGTTTTAAAAATTCAATATCATTATTAAAATATTTATAATTAGTCATTTCTCCAACAATATTTGTTTTGAAAGAATTGTTGTTTATAGCATTACAACCTTCATCAATTTTATTAATAAAGTATTTTGAATTAATATTATTAAATTTACCTTTATAAAAAAAATATGGTTGTTTTATTTCTGATCTAATTATTTTATCAAAGATCATAAATTACTTAAATTGTTTTCCTGTTACCCAAGAAACTAAAGAGTTTCTTTCACCTTTTGTTATAGGTTTTACTTCATGTAAAGTATATGATGGAAATAATATTAAAGTTCCTTGTTCTTTTTTCATAATATCTCCTTTTTCTTCTTGATATAAATATAAATCTCCACCTTCATATTCTTTAGGGTCAGTCAACTGTATTGTCAAAGATAACTTTCTTACTGGTATATCTATACTTCTATCTATATGTTTTCCATATTTTCCTGATGGTGCTTTGTAATTTGTAAATTGGAAACCTTCATTTAAACCAAATAAATCAAATTTAAAAAATCTGTCATTAAGATTTAAAACAGTATCTGTTACTCTTTGAAATACCCATTGAAGATCATCTGAAGAATATAACCATGTAATATCGCTTGATCTAACATCTGTTTTATTTAATGTTGTGCCTTTAATAAAACCTTTTTTTTTAGCAACTTTAATTATTTTTTCACATTCTTTTTTTGTAAATAAATTATCCCAATAAGCATAAGCATAAACTTTATCTAAATAAAAATTCCAAGATGAATTATTAAGTTTTTTTTTCACACCAAATTATAATATTATTTTAATTTCCAATCTTCTTCTGATTCATTCCACTCATAAAATTTATAATCATTAATCTGTTCTTGAGTTAATGTAGGTTCTGTTTTTGGTGCATCCCATAAACAAGTATCTTCATTTAATATCCAAGACGCATAAGGTTTTGGTGGTATAAAAGCATCTCTATCTTCATCATATGTATAACCTATTGCAGCAAAATTTTTTCTAATATTATTATTATAAGATGTTTGTTTCCAAATTGACCAACCAGTTAAATTTTCTAAAAACTGTATTCCATTAACTTCTTGTTCAACTCCATTTGAATCTAGTAATTCATTATTATGAACTGTATAAACTGATATAACTTTGTTATTTAATCCTATTTTTGCAAAATGTGCCATTATGCTGTGTAACTCCCACTACCTGTAAATTTTATAATTGTATCTGAACCAGATGTTGTAACTGTTGGTGATCCAGATGTTGTTCCTGAATAATCTGCTGTTGGTACTCTTAATATTACTATTCCAGAACCTCCAGCTCCACTATCATGTTTTACTGTAGGAGAGGCTGCTAAACATCCTCCTCCACCACCACCACCAGTATTTGCAGTTGCATCTGTAGCTGCTCCTTGCGTTCCACCAGCACCTCCTCCACCAGATCCACCAGCTCCACCACTACCAGAATATCTACCATCAAATCCACCACCACCGCCTCCAGCATAAGTTACTCCTGAACCTGTTATTGTATTTGAAGTACCAGCTCCTCCAGCTCCTGATGTTCCACTACTTCCACTACCACTACCAGCTCCTCCAGCTGAAGTAGCACCACCTCCGCCTCCAGCACCATGTTGTCCAGTAGTATCACCACCATCAGTACCTTGAGCTGGAGATACACTTGGTGTGTTTCCAGATCCTCCAACAAAGCTAGGAGAATTACTTTTATTATTTCCAGCTCCACCACCAGAACCACCATCTTCACCACTTGCTGATTGAGTTCCTCCTCCACCACCACCAGTAGATGTGATTGTTGTAATTCCTGTTCCTGATAAAACACTATTACTACCAGGATTACCCTGTGTATTAGTTGTTGTAGTAATTGCTGCACCACCAGCTCCTACTGTGCAAGTATAACTTTGTCCAACTGTAAGTGTTATAGCAGAACCACCATAATTTGTACGATAGCCACCAGCTCCACCGCCACCTGCACCGCCACCCAAAGCACCACCAGCACCACCAGCGACTACTAAATATGAAGCAGAATAATCTTGGCTAGTTTCAAAAGTTACATCATCATCAGAGTTTGGAATCCAACCTTTAGTTGCTCCTGAATAAACAATATCTACTGATTGACCATTAGTATTATAAACTGGGTTAGGACTTGTGTTGCCTTGAAACTTTAAAGAATTTTGATTTATTGTAACAGCATTAGTTTCCCAATTTCTAGCATAATCTACAAGAATTATTCTATCTCCTACAGAAGCTGATCCTGGAAAAGTTACAGTACAAGCATTAGAAGATGTATCAATCCAATAACCATTACCAGCTACTGCATTTAAGGTAGATGCTGTAACAATTGAAGATTGCCAATCAACTGCACCACCACCAACTAAACTTGCATCTATTCTTTTTAAAACTCCTGCATCACTAATTAAAAATTCATCAGTATCTGCTGGTTTATCTGTTAAAGCTGTTTGACCTGTAATAACTGTTGGATCTAAATCGTCAGCAACGACAGCTTTATTAGCAGGTTTTTGTCCTATATAAGCCATCCTATGTTATCTCCATGATTGACAATGTTGCATCAATTTTAGCCGAAACTGAACAGTCAATCTTAACAACATCTGTAGTTTGCAAAACATATTTTCCACCAGATAAAAGTTCTAAAGAACTACCTGCTGGAATACTTGCATCTTTTACAACTGTAACATTTTCATTTGTTTCAGTATCAGAAGTATCAGATTCAATCTTTACTGTTGCAGTTACTGCTGATGTATGAACATTACAAAGTGTAAGTCCAACAACAACAGTTGTTGTTGAAGAAGGAACTGTATATAAAGTCAAAGCTGTACCAGCCGAACTTGGCATTGCTGCATTTGTTTTTACTTTAAAAGTATTTGCCATTTATATCCTCCTATTTATTACCCAAGAGCAATCGCTAAAGCTGTTGGATCGTCTGTAGTAAATCCTTGATTAGTCATTAATGTTACAACTCTTGATAAAGCTGCTTTTTTGTTAGTACCACCTGCACCATCATCTACTACAATTAAATCAGATGTAGTCAAGTCTGCACCTATATCACTTCCACCATCAATATCAATAGTTACTAATGGTAAAGTTCCTGTATCACCAGTTCCAATTAAAGTTCCTGTAGCAGTTGGTAATGTTAAAACTGCTGAAC